AAGCAAGTTGTCGGCGATAATTACTCGGCCTGTGAGTTGGCTTTTACCACAAACACTGGACGAATAAGAAAGTTTGAACACCAGTGGCATGGGATGATTAAGGCCAGTGAGCATGGACAAGCAAGGGTTCATCCAACTCAGAAGCCTATCGCTTTGGCAGAATGGGCATTTAGTCAATTTAAAGAAGATATTGAAGCAGTGATGGATTTATTCCTAGGCTCTGGCTCAACACTAATAGCCTGTGAAAAGACAAACCGTAAATGCTACGGCATGGAACTAGACCCAAAATACTGCGATGTAATCATCCAGCGATGGCAAGACTTTACGGGAAAATCAGCTATACTAGAGAGGACAGGACAATCTTTTAATGAAATCAAAGAAGTAAAGCCAGAACTTCACGTTGTAAATTCATAAAATCCCGAAGTACAAAAATATGACAATGCCATCACATGAACCAACTGACGAAGTAAGGAAAAGGGTACAAACCCTAACCGCCTATGGAATCAGCCAAGAAGAGATAGCCAACATGGAGGATATAGATCCCAAAACCCTCCGCAAGTATTACAGGCATGAGTTAGATATTGCCAAACCCAGCGCAAACGCAAAGGTGGCAGAAACCTGCTACAAAATGGCAACCTCTGGACAAACTCCATCAGCGACTTTCTTCTGGCTGAAAACTCAAGCAGGCTGGAGGGAGAAGCAAGAGATCCATGCCACAGTGCAAGAAATAACAGGCTTTGAGGTAGTTGAGGATTAGAGCAAGGGCAACAAAGCCCCAAGCAGAATTGGTTAACTCAACAGCACCCTTCCCAGCAATGGTAGCAGGGTATGGGGCGGGCAAATCCCACGCCCTAATCCTGAGAACAATGAAGTTCGTATTTGGCGATGGGGGAAATATCGCTTACTATTTGCCGACCTATGACCTCATCAAAACAATCGCATATCCCCGATTCACTGAGGTACTGGATAACCTCAAGGTAACCTATACCCTTAACAAGTCAGATCACACTATTGATGTAAACGGTAAGCAGATCATCTTCCGCACAATGGATAACCCCGACAAGATAGTGGGTTATGAAGTAACAGATTCAATGGTGGATGAGTTAGATACCCTGCCAATCAACAAGGCTAGGGATTGCTGGACAAAGATCGTAGCCAGAAACAGGCAGAAGAAGAGAGGGCAGAACACAGTAGCAGTAGGCACTACTCCAGAAGGGTTCAGATTCGTTTATGAGCAGTGGGGAAAAGATGCCACAGAATCATACAAGATCATCAAAGCCCCTACTTACTCAAATCCTCACCTGCCTGATGACTACATTGATCTACTCAGAGAAACCTACCCATCACACTTACTGCAAGCCTATATAGAGGGGGATTTCGTAAATCTAACCTCTGGCTCTGTATATCCTGATTTCAATAGGGAACTAAACGGATCAGATGCAGAGATAAGAGAGGGTGATGCCCTGCACATCGGTATGGATTTCAACGTGAACAATGGTTCAGCAGTAGTGCATGTTCTTCGTGGTGGCTACTCATTTGCAGTAGATGAATTAACAGGTGTTAGAGATACCCCTGCAATGATCCAGACGATCCAGCAGAGATACCCCTTGCATAGCATTATTGTTTATCCAGATGCTTCTGGAGGGGCTACAAAGAGTGTTAATGCCTCAGTATCAGATATCAGGTTACTTAAAGATGCTGGCTTCACAGTAGATGCACCTAGAAAGAACCCATTTGTAAAAGATCGCTTGATGGCGTTAAATAAGATGATATGTAATCCATCAGGGGATAGAATGTATCTAGTAAACGTAGAAAAATGCCCTACATTAGCTGTGAGTCTTGAACAACAGGTGTATGATAAGAACGGTGAACCTGATAAGTCGGCAGGGTTAGATCATATTGTTGATGCTACTGGATACTTTATACACAAAAGATTCCCTATCAGGATGAAGAAACCAGACCGAACAAACCAGAGGTGGACATGAAAGCAAGCGAACTTAAACAGACCCATATTGATTACGATGACAATATCAATCGGTGGGAATACTACCTACGATCCTTTCTAGGTGGCACAGAGTATAGAGATGGCAAATATCTTACAGCCTATGTAGATGAAGATACAAAAGAGTATGACAAGAGGCTGAACAGCACACCTCTGGATAACCATTGCAGGAATGTGGTTAATGTCTACTCATCCTTCCTTTGGCGAATCAATCCAACAAGGGAGTTCGGCAATCTCAAGGATGACCAGTTCAAAGAATCCTTCCTTGAAGATGCAGACCTAGATGGTCGTTCCTTTAATGCAATTCTAAAAGATGCAGAGAATTGGGCTTCTGTTTACGGGCACTGTTGGCTATTCATGGATAAGCCAGAATCAGTTGCAGGTACGAGGCAGGAAGAGTTAGATCAAGGTATCAGACCCTATCTCTCCCTAATCACTCCAGAAAGCGTTACTGATTGGGATTATGAAAGGGGCGAGTCAGGTAGATGGACACTCAAGTTCCTACGACTTAAAGAGAATGTAGAACGCCTTGCCAACAAGACTGATAAGATCACCTACCGCACATGGTATAGAGATCGGGTAGAGGTTCACATGGTAGAGGGGGAAGATGTAACCCTTCTGGAAGAACTGCATAATCCGATTGGTGTCATTCCTGCTATATGTCTCTACTCCCAACGCTCTCCAAAAAGGGGTATTGGTATCTCTGATCTAGCTGATGTTGCTGATCTTCAAAAGGCTATCTATAACGAGCTATCAGAGATTGAGCAGATCATCCGTATATCTAATCACCCATCCCTTGCAAAGACCGATTCAGTGGATGCTATGGCAGGTGCAGGGGGCATATTACACATGCCTGATGACCTAGATCCTGGGTTGAAGCCATACATGCTACAGCCTTCTGGTGCTAATCTGGATGCAGTACGTTCTTCAATAGAGGATAAGGTAGAGGCAATTGATAGAATTACTCACATGGGAGGAGTACGTGCTACTCAAACCCAGTCAAAGAGTGGTGTTGCACTACAGGCAGAGTTCCAGCTACTTAATGCTAGATTGTCTGAGAAAGCTGATTTACTTGAATTAGCAGAAGAACAGATATGGACACTATTCGCTAAATGGCAAGGACAATCATGGGATGGTCAGGTTACATATCCAGACACCTTTGATCTGAGAGATCACTCTGCTGACCTACTGTTCCTGCAACAAGCAAAAGCTAGTGGCGTATCAAGCCAGACATTCGCAAGAGAGATAGATATGCAGATAGTTCGTCTAGTTGTAGAAGATGACGATGCCATGGGTATTATCGCTAAAGAACTGGAAGAAGGCGATTTTGCAACATCAAGTAAAGAGATATTTGGCTATCACATTGATGGCGGTGTTGTAACGAAGAATGAAGTACGAGCTGATCTTGGATTGCCATCTACTCCAGACGGGGATACGTTCAAGGAATCAGAAAATACTATTGTGGATAGCACCGTACAGGAAGGTTCTTTTAATACTGAACTCTGATGCCTATCAATGAAGCATTTGTAAAGAGACTAGCCTCGAAGAAGGAGGCTATTCTTGCAAAGCTAGATGCCGATCATGGCAAGGCTCTTGATCGTGCATTGATATCTCTTGAGAGAAAGGTGGTTCTTAATGCTATGACCCTCGGAGAGAGGGGCGGTACTCTCTGGACTACAAGGGCGGCAATTGAGTTCAAACCAGCTATTGAGCAAGCAGTCAGAGAGACCTATCTGGATTGGGCGAGGAAAACAGTAGATGGCTATGACAAGTCCGCTGGAGAGATATTGGCAATGTTTGGCAAACTGGATCTGCCTCCAGAACTAACTGAACTAGATAGAGAGATTATTGCTCAACTCAAACAGATGCACTTTGAGGGGTTTCAAGATATAGCCTTGACGACTATTAAAGACCTATCCGATTCTGTATATCAATCTGCCCTAACAGGGGAGAACCCTGCAATAGCAATAGATAGATTAAGGGGAACTATCAACGGTATCTACCATGAAGCTGATACTGCTGAAGTGCAGAGGCTGGTAGATGTAGCAAAGAACTCAACTGATCCAGATGTGGTAGCTAGAGCAGTGGAAGAACTGCACTCTATTCATGGGGCAACGGCTACAGGACAGAATATGAGGAGATATGCTAATCAAATGGTGCATGACTCCCTGATGCAGTTTGATTCCCAGTTCACAAAGCACATGGCTGAACAGGCTGGACTAGATCACTATTACTATGCTGGCACATCTGTAAGAGATTCACGCCCTTGGTGCATATCCCATATCGGTAGAGTAATGAGTGAGGATGAGATCAGAGAGGAATGGAGCAATAATACTTGGGCGGGGAAGTCATCTGGCGACCCATTTACAGTACGTGGTGGATATAATTGTCGGCATCAATGGATGCCAGTAGACCCTGATTGGATTGATTAGCAATGGAGAATGAAATGAGTGAAGAAAGTTCGGTAGAAGAAACCCCAAAAATGGAGATGACTCAGGCTGAGTTAGATGCTCTGGTCAAAGATCGCCTAACCAGAGAGAGAACCATTATCCACAAGGAATATGGCAAGAAGTTTGAAGGTGTAGATGTAGATGAATATCGCACTATGAAAGCAGAGCAAGAGGAGAAGCAACTTGAATCTGATAGAAAATCTGAAGAGTTTGACAAAGCGTATCAAAACTTGGCTGAGAAAAAAGATGCCGAGATTAACAAATACAAAGGGCAGTTAGAATCTGCTGTTATTGATGGACAGCTTGCAGGTGCAATAGCCTCTGCTCCCCTTGTTCAAGGCTCTCAACCATCTGTAATGTCACTACTTCGTGGAGAGGTTAGGCTAGGAGAGCATGGACAGGCAGAGGTTGTGGATAAAGAGGGAACAGTACGCCTTAACAGTGATGGCACTACTATGACTATCACAGAGAGAATGTCGGAGTTCCTTACTGAGCATCAATACTTCGTACAGCCAACAGGGTCAGGTACAGGCACACAGTCATCTGCTGGCAATGTAGGAAATATAGAAAAGCCAAAGAATGTTAGCCAAATGTCTCATGCTGAATATAAAGAGCATAGAAAATCTATAGGCAGAGGTTGACATTATCCTCAACTGAGGTATAAAGGTAATAGTTCGGTGGGTGACGACCCTATACGGTAGAGATACTTCAATCTCTTAAAACGGAAGGGTCGGAGCTACGTTATCTCCCTAAACTGATGGCAATTGAAGGGCAGACCTTTTCTTGCCCGATGTTTTTTTTAATTTAATGGAGATATACAATGGCTGACGAACTAACCACCTCGACCCTTGATGACCTGTATGAGGACATCATCGCAGAGGCACAATTTACCGCAGTAGAGCGTTCTCTAATGCGTAATCTTGTAACTACTTATGATGCTTCCGGTACTTCCGGTAAGGTCTTTTCTGTACCTAAATACCCTGCTGTAACTGCCGCGGCTGTTGCTGAGGCTACTGATCTATCTAACACTGCTGTTAGTACATCAGAGGCTACTATGACTCTTGGCGAGCATGGTGTAATGGTTACTCTTACTGATTTCAGTCGTGACACATCTGTACGTGATGTTGCCGCTGATATCGGTCGTACTCTTGGAGAGGCAATTGCTAAACGCATGGATCAGGACATTATTGCTCTGTTCACTGGCTTCTCAACTGATAAGGGTGCTGGCACTTCCAGTGAGATCACTCTTGCTAACTTGTTTGCGGCACAGGCTACACTTCGTAACTCTGCCGCTCCTGACATGGACAATGCTTCTGTAGTTCTGCACCCATATCAGGCTTACCAGTTGAAGAGTGTGTTGACTAATACTTATGGCGGTTCTTCCAACAATGTTCCTGATAATGATGCTCTCCAGAGCGGATTTGTAGGTCGCATTGCTGGCATGAATGTCTATGAGTCTGCCAACATCACTGTAGATGCATCTGGTGACGCTATTGGTGCGGCATTTGTACCTGCGGCACTTGGTCTGGCTATCCGTAATGAGTTCAAACTTGAGTATGAGCGTGATGCTTCTCTCCGTGCTACTGAGATTGTAGCTACTGGAGTATGGGGCGAAGGCGAACTGTTTGATGCCTACGGTGTTAAGCTATCTACTGACGCAACCATCTAAACCGACTGAGGGGGCTTAATGCCCCTTTGGAGTGTATTATGGCAATGTCACAAGACAGCGATTTGACCGCTTATGTTCCTGATATCCTTTCATTGGGGATCAGCGCATTTACGAACGAACACGCAAGATCGCAAGGAGATGTTGAAAGACGACTCCGAGCTGACTGGTGGACTAAAACCGGACGTTCTGGTGAGATGGATACAACTCTACTCACTGAGAGCCAATGGACTAGGTGTGCCGCTTATCGTGTTCTTTCTGCCTATGCTCTGCCCCAATTGTCTACATGGAGACCTGATGATCGTTTCACAGCGATGATCGAGTTTTATGAGGCAAAGTATGAAGAGGAGTTCCAGTCTGTACTCAGGGATGGTGTGGAGTATGACTATGATGAAGATTCATCAATAGCCGATTCCGAGAAAGCACCAATTCATCATGGAAGGCTGTATAGATGAAGATGTCTATTCAGACGGATGACAAGGCAGTTATCCGCATGATGAACAGAGTAGAGAAGGGGATCAAGTCAAAGACCCAGAAGGGATTAGCGAAAGCTAGTGCTCATGGTGTTTTTGCTATTAGGCGACATACTGAGTCGGGCAAAGGTGTAGTTTCTGGAAATTTGACAGCTTTCAAACCTTACTCACCTTCATACAGGAAGGTAAGAGAAAAGGCTGGTCGAGGCGTAAAACCTGATCTTAACTGGTCAGGAAGGATGCTTGGATCAATGGTTTTCAAGATTCAAGGAGACAACGCTATTATCTGGTTCGGGCGTAGAAGGGAAGCTGAGAAAGCTATCTGGAATCAAAAGACCCGTCCTTTCTTTGATCTCTCCACTAAAGAGAGAAACAAGGCTAGGGCGGTGTTCTTCAAAGAGATCAGGAAAGCTATCAGATGAGCAAGAGAGAAGATATAGCATCAAATATCATAACGGTACTGGATGCCATGACTTCACCTGTAGAGCTTAAAAAGATCACCCGTGAGCCTTTTGAGTTTGAACGGTTATCTAATGCTCAATTCCCAGCGGCATGGATCGTAACTGGTGACGAGTCCAGAGCAGACTCTACAATTGCCTCATCCTCATCAAAGAGAATGGGAACAATTGATTACACTATTGTTGGTTTCGTAAAGGGTCAGAATATCGATACTGCACGAAATCAGTTAATAGAAGGTATTGAAGAAGCACTGGATGCTGATCTAACGAGAGACAGTAATGCTATACACACTGAAACGGTGGAAGTATCAACGGATGAAGGACTGCTTGATCCCATTGGCGGGGTTAGGATAGTCGTTCGAGTAACCTATGATTATACAAGGGGTACTACATGAAGATGTATCACAAGGGTTCTTCTGATCCAGTTGATGTTCATCCATCAAAGATCGAAGAGATGAAAGCAAAGGGTTGGAAGGCTAAAAAGCCGACCACTCGTAAACCAAAGAAAGCAGAGGTGATTGAAGATGGCGAATCATAAGGGTTCAGAAGGTGTCGTAAAGATCGGAGCAAATACAATCGCAGAGATTCGTGATTGGAGTATTAGTGAATCTGCCGAGATCATTGATGACACTACAATGGGTGACAGTGCGAGAACGAAGAAAGTAGGACTCACTTCTGCTTCTGGTTCTATGACCTGTTATTGGGATGAGACAGACACTAATGGTCAGGAAGCTATGACTATCGGGGCATCTGTAACACTTAACCTCTATCCAGAGGGCAGTGCAAACGCATCAACATATGCTACCGGTACTGTGCTTATCACTGAGGTTGGAGTTACCGCTACCGCAGAGGGGATGGTTGAAAGAACATTCTCCTATGAGGCTAATGGTGCTATCACTTGGGGTGCTGTGTAACTAAATATGAGGCTAGGGGGAATCCCCGAAAAGGAGTAGCCGAACCTCCCTGCCTCGTTCTTTTGTTCGGGTTTCACAATCGGAGAGACAAATGAGTAATCCATATTTGGATGTGATGAAAGATTATTCTGATTCACAAGAAAGAAGATTGATTGAAGTGCCAGAGCTGAAAGACCCAGAAACAGGGGAATCACCACTGATTGTTTACTCAAGCCCTTTTACTATGAATGACAGAAAGAAATTAAATAAAGCATCCGCTGATGATGAATATGAATTTATTGTTAGGGCATTTATTTTGAAGGCTGAGACAAAGGAAGGAAAAAAGATGTTTGATTTGTCAGATAAAATCCATCTGATGAATCTGAATATCCCTAGCATTTTAACAAGTGTTGTGGCTGAGATGGGGAGGATTGAAAGCCCAAACTAAACAACGATCCACAGATGTTTACAATGTATGCACTTGCGGATCGTTTACATAAAACTGTACAGGAACTCGGTGAGATTACCGAGGAAGAGTTTACTGGATGGGTTCAATATCTAGAGATTAGAAGCGAGAGCGAGCATGGCGACAGCAGAAGAAATTAGAATCAGACTCATTGCAAAGGATGAAACAAAGAAAGCCTTTGATTCTATGAACAAGGGTATGGGTCGCACAAAAAAAGCCGCCCTTTCTTTGAGGTCTGCTTTTGCGGCAGTTAGTGCCGTGGCATTAGTTGGCTTTGCGAAGCGATCTATTGAAGCCGCTGATAAGATTGGCAAGACTGCCGATAAATTAGGCATTACCACATCTGCCCTACAAGAGTTCAGATTTGCGGCAGAACAATCTGGCGTATCTACCCAAACCTTTGATATGGCAATGCAACGCTTCACACGAAGAGCGGCAGAAGCGGCAAAGGGTACTGGCGAAGCAAAAGCGGCACTGCAAGAGATGGGGATTCAGCTTGTAGACTCCAATGGTAATATGCGTGACTCATCCGATCTTCTCATGGATGTTGCAGATGCTTTCTCAGGGGTTCAAGATAAATCTGAGCGATTAAGGCTTGCTTTTAAGTTATTCGATTCAGAAGGTGCGGCACTGGTTAATATGCTTGATAGCGGCAAGGCTGGTCTGCAAGCGTTCCGTACTGAGGCAGATGCATTAGGCATTGTCATGGATGAGGGATTGATTCGTAAATCTGAAAAGCTAAACGATCAGATGAACATAATGTCGTCCGTGATAGACGTTAAATTGACAGAGGCATTTATCAACATTGCTCCATTGGTTGATGGATTAACTGAAAAGATTGTTGCTCTCTCCATAGGATATACAACTTTGATGGATGCTTTCTTCAGAAAGCCAGAGGAGATTGCCAGTCTTGAGGCTGTAAAGATCAGGATTGACAGCCTTGCTAAAGAAAGGATGAGCCTCAAGAAACTGCTAACGGTTGATCCTAGTCATGCAGGCTGGAAAGATCGCATTAAGGCAATAAATGAGGAAATAGAGAAGCTACAAAATAGATCCATTGAGCTATCAAAAGCAGAGGGTCAAAGTGATATTTTACTGGGTGAAACAACAGGGTTAGTTGGAACTAACACAGCAGTAAAAGATACTGTTATGACGTTTAATGAATTAGTTAGATCACTAATAAAGCTAAATCCACAGCACACCAAAGCGATTGGTATCTTTGAGCAACAAGAGAAGGCTCAAAAAGCCATCAATGATACGATCAAGGAATACAATTTAGATGCTGAACAAGCCGCTGTATTGAATGAGTTATTAACCAGTTCCCTGTTAGCAATGGGCAAGGCTGGAAAAGAGTCAGGAGAAGTTACCAAAACAGCATGGGAGGAGGCGGCAGAAGCCATGACTGATTCTATGGCAGATACCATTACTCAAGGCATAAGGGGATTCAAGACCCTTGGAGATGTAGT